TCCTCAAGTTCGCTAAGTTCAAGTAGTTCGTCAAGTTCGTCCTCAAGTTCGCTAAGTTCAAGTAGTTCGTCAAGTTCGTCCTCAAGTTCGCTAAGTTCAAGTAGTTCGTCAAGTAGCGTGAGCAGTTCGTCAAGTTCGTCCTCAAGTTCGCTAAGTTCAAGTAGTTCGTCAAGTAGCGTGAGCAGTTCGTCAAGTTCTTCGTCACTTTCTAGCTCAAGTTCCTCTACAAGTAGTGCATAAAAATATAAATATATGTAGTAAAAATAAGGAGGTAATTTGTTATGACTGAAAAAGAAATGGAAAAACAACAAAAAGAAAATCAGGAAAGAATGTCAAATTGTGCTACGGAACTTTTAGCAGTTTTACATAAGTACGATTGCATTTTAAGTGTTAACTCACAAGTAGACGCTAACGGTAATGTCAATTCAGGCATAGGCATAATGCCTATAAACCGTAACGTAGGACAAGTAGTAGATAAAGAAGATTTAGAGGAGCCAAAAGAAGATGTATCCTAAAAAAATGTAAATGAGGAGTAAATTATGGCTTTATTAAAAAAAGATACAGAAAACCCACAACCTCTACAGGAAGAGATAAAAGCTTTTCAAGGCAAAGGTAAGTATAAGACAAACTTGAAAAAGATTTTAGCTACCAAAGGTGAAGGATGGGAAACCGTAGCAGAGATTCCTGGCTACGGGGCAACCCAAATGCAGAGCTTCAATGTTTTCTACAGTACCTATATCAATAGAGTATTTGAAAACGAACTCCAGAGAATTGAGGAATACAGATCAATGGCAATGACTGGAGAGGTTTCGGATGTCATTGAAGATGCTGTAAATGAATCCACTCAGGAAGATGACATTGGAGAAGTGTTCCATCTAGTCATTAAGGATAAGGCTTTACAGAAAAATGATAACATCGTTAAGAATCTAAAAGCCGAATTCCATGATCTGTTTAGAGAAAAACTATGCATGAAAGACAAAATTTGGGATCTTCTCTGGACTTACTATATTGATGGAAGAGTGTATTATGAAAGAATCATAAACACTCAGCATCCAAAAGAAGGTTTCGTCAATATTAAAAAGTTGCCTACTGAAACAATGGATTACTTCTATGATCCTATATCTGGTAAGATAATCGGATTCGTGCAATATACCAGACCTAGAACAAAGAAACCAGCTACCATAGACGAAGCACGAAAGAGAGATGGAAAAGATCTAATATTTTTTGATCCTAACCAGATTGGATTTATTGACTATGGTATTTACGGTAAGACAAGATATGAAATAAGAGGATATCTAGAAAAAGCCAGAGTGCCTTACAACCAGTTAAAGCTTTTGGAGACTTCTGTTATTATCGCAAGAGTGGTACGTGCTCCTGAAAGGTATGTATTCACAATTGATACAGGAAACATGCCTAGAGATAAAGCTCTAAAGTATGTCGAGAAGATCAAAAATAAAATGCAGAAGAAACAAAGCTATGATCCTAAGACTGGTACGCTTACACATGAACCAGAGATCTTAGCTATCCTTGAAAACTTTTACTTACCTCAATCAGCAGAAGGAAGAGGTTCCAGTATTGATACGATTGGAGGTAACACTTCAATGTTTTCGGAACTGGATGATATTTATTACTTCCAGAAAAAACTTTACAGATCATTGAAATATCCAGGTAGCAGAGTATCGGCTACTCAGGAAAACAGAGAAGGAGATATTCTTTTTGGTCAAGGTGGGGTTTCAGAGATATCCAGAGATGAGATCAAATGGGCTAAGTTTTTAGAGCGACAACAAAAGAAACTCTGTAAAGATTTCTTGGATATGTTTTTACTTCATTTGGAATTCAAAGGTTTAAAAGCCCAATATGAATTGACAAACAAGAAACTTGAAATAAAAATGAATCCTCCCTCCAGATATGATGAGCAAATGGAGCAAATGTTTAATGACTCCAGATTTGCCAATTACAGTCAATTGGCTGATAGACCAGAAATGTCAAAGTACTACTTAATGAAAAGATACCTGAAATGGAGTGAAGAAGAAATTCAGGATAATGTTGATGGTAAGAAGAAAGACGTTGAGCTTGGTCTATCAGAAGAAGAAGGTGGAGGAAAAGGATGGTAAGGAGAAAAAAAAATATAAGTAAATATAGAAGTATAACTACAAGGAGGATGTGAAAATGGATAAAAATAAAGTAAGAAAAGCATTAGATCATTTTGAAAATGACGAATTTGTTGATGCAAAAGAAATTCTAAGTCAGGAAATTAAGGGTGCTGTTAGCACACACGTTAAAGACAAATGCGATTTGAAAAATGATATCGAACCCACTCCAGAGCCAGAGGGTGAAGGAGATGGAGAAGAAGGAGAAGAGTAATGAAAATGGCAAAACTAATTACTGAATACAGCCAAGACTTTGAGATTACAGAAGAGAATCACGGCAAAGACATGTTTGCTGTGGGTATTTTCTCTTCTGCCGAACTCAAGAATAACAACAAACGGAGATATCGCAAAGAGATTCTTGAAAGAGAAGTAGGCAAAGTTCAAGAGAAGATTGAGAAGAAATGCCTTTGGGGAGAGTTAGGACATCCTCCGAATCCAGAAGTCAATCCCGATAAGATTGCTTTAAGGACTGTCAAGCTGGAATGGAAGGGGAATAACTTATACGGAAAGGCTAAAATTCTTGATACTCCAATGGGTCAGATTGCTAAGACTCTTATCAAAGAAGGAGCTATGGGAATATCTTCAAGAGGACTTGGTACTGTAGGAGATGACGGATACGTGAACGAAGACTTTCATCTGATTACTTGGGATCTGGTAACTGATCCTAGTAATAAGCCATCATGGGTTAACGGAATCTATGAAGGTCAAGACTTTACTATCCCTGGAACGGATCTGAAAAAAGATCCTACAGAGGAAGATGTTAGAAAAGCTCAGAAAGCTCACTACAATCAACTTTTAAGATTTATTGGTGAGTTAAGTGAGAATAAGTTAAATGAGAGAGTTAGATTACCAGAACCGAAATTTCCGAATAAAGGAGATTTAGGACATCAACCAGATGTTATAGGTCATCTATATAATATTTATCATACTGCATATGAAGCTATGGAAATGTATAAAAATAAACCTACTATATGTTGGCATCATATAGACTCCATTGCACTAAGTTTAAAAATGATGAAAAATACAGATGACTATAAATCTTTGAGAAAAAGATAAGGAAAGTCCTCATGTTTGAAAAAGAGAAGATTCAGGAAGCATACGTGAATTCTATCTTGAGTGAGTCTGTCGAGAGACAGGTATCTCAAGCCATATCTAAAGTCTTCCCAGTTAAAGTCAAAAAGGTGGAGATGAAAAAGAAAGTAGTCTTTCACCTTTCTGACTTTGTAGATGAGGAGGACTTTGATAACTTTGACAAGATAGATGCCGTGACAGATTTCATAAAGAAAAAATACAAAGACGCTATAGTTGATTTCAAAGGGAGAACTATAGAGGTAACGGAGCTATGATGAAATTTAAACAATATCTGAATGAAGCAAAACAAAAAGTATATGTTGACGATGACTACTTATATCCAAGAGGAAAAATAGAAGTACAAGCAGATGTCTTTGGAGACTGGGCTGTTCATAAAACTACTGGTAAACCTAACAAATATCATGCTTGGAGTGTTTCTCATATTCCATCTGGAAAATTAGTCAGTACTTTTCAAAAGAGCATGGAAGCAAAAGAAGGAGCCAAAAAATTATCTGTCTCTGTAAAGAAGAAGAACAGCAAAGGAGATCCAGATTTTATGACAGGAGCCAAAATGGTTCTACAAGGATTTGGGCCAGAGCCAGCATTGAAGATAGATTCTCCGAGTGCTCCGTCAACTATAGATACATATTTCGGTCAACAAATGAAAGTCAATAAGAAGGTATGGGCTTATTTTGTCAAGGAAGCTCAGAAGAGAAAAGCAGATTTTATTAAAAGATTTGAGAAACAAGGTCTGCCTAAGAAATCTTCTGGAATGGGAGATGATATGTTCATTGATCATATTTTCAAGACTGTAGGTGAACTAGTAATGAAGACATATAAATACAAACACATGAGAGCACACTCTACAGCACAATCATATGGACAACCAGTACCTATAGATCCAGCCGCTTCAAGAGAATGGATAAAGATAGGGGGAGCACTTGATAGAGGAACACCACTTGGAGATTTAGATGCTGAATCTCCGATAGATAGAATACATTAAGAGGTAAATATGAAATTTCAAAACTTTTTAAACTTACAATTAGAAGCCAGTATGAGAGTTGCCAATACCATCAAAGACCAGTTAGGACGTAAAGCCTTAGTTATGATGGGAGCAAAGAATCTTGTAGGTGATAAAAATTCTTTATCTTTTAGA